CACATACTCCGCATTTTTTGTTGAGTTTTTCTTTTCGTTCATTGCGGATACGGGCAATGCGGGCAATCTGTTTCTCAGTAAGTCCAGTGTTAATTTCCATTTTGTTTTCTAGTATATTTTCAGTTTTAACTTGTTCGATAGACATTATTTCATTTAAATTATACATTCCTCCATTCGCAGAAAAGCATTTCACTTTTTTTTTATTTCCTATTTTTTCATCGGTAACATAATTTTTATTTTTATTTTCTAAGATTTCGACACAAGACAAGCAACGATAGTAAACCTTGTTAGCATGACTTTCAGATTGATATTCTTGGAATCCATATTTATTCAAATCAAAGTAAATCTCACAGTCAACACAGGTGACACAATTATTCTTGGTTTGTTTGGGCATTTTTAGTTAAGTTTAAGTTTCTTTAAGTTGTTCAAGACACTGTTTATTAAATTATATATCATTCTCCTCCAGCGTCCAAAATATCTCAATTTTTTTTTATTCCATAAAAAAAGTAAAAAACTTAAAATTTATAAAAAAAATAAAAAAAGTGAAAAAAATAAAAAAAGTGAAAAAATGGGGAATATCCCCCACACATATTAATTAATTAATTTATATAAAAGTTAAAATACAGGTTTATAGATTTTTATTAACGAACATATATCCATTATCATTATCGTTTTTAATTATTTTTAGTTTCAAAGCACATATAATATTTATGCCCCATTTGGCACACATTTTTTCATATTTTTCCTTACCTATTAGTTGTTCAAATTTATTTATATCGTATTTTTTATTGCCCCATTGTTCACAAATATATTGTTCCATAATATCCAAATCTTCAATAATACTTACCCTTTGCTCGGCAATAGTCGCACCATTTATAAGACCGTTGATGATGGTTGATTCAAACATATTAATCAACTCCTTTTTATAAACAAAGGGCATCTGTAACATTGTTCCCTTGTAATACAGAGACCAAGCAAGAATCTCCTTGTTAGGAATGGGTGCGTTAGTGGTTGTTTTAGTGGTATTCATCTTAGCAGACATTGTGTTTTTATAATAATATACATTTATTTTACAGGCGATTTTTCAAATCAATTTTTTTTTTATCAAAAAAATAAAAAAAGTGAAAAAGTTAAAATTTATAAAAAAAATGTAAATTTTATAAATTTGGAATAAATTTACTTTTAATCCGCAAAGTAATAAACGGGACCTTTTGGAGGAGCAACTTGTGCTGGAGTGACCTTGAATTTCGAAGATGCGTTCTGCTGTGTCTTTGTATCCCTTGCTTTTGGTTTGGGAGGTGGTGCCTCCTCCTCTTCTGATTCTGATTCATAAATAATGGTTTTCTTAGGTTTCTTCTTTTTCTTAACCACTATGACTTCCTCTTCAGATTCAGATGCGGATTGGTATACGACCTTAGGTTGTTTTTTAGGGGCAGGTTTTTCGACGACCTTTAGTTCCTTTTTAGTCGGTCTTGGTGCGACAGGTGGCGGAGCAGGTGCTTCCTCCTCTTCCTCCTCCTCTTCGGATTCCTCTTTGACTGCTGCTTTTTTCGATGGACCGTTTAGTTGCTCCTTGATTGCCTGTAAGCGTAACTTTTTCTCAGTTGGAGATACCTTACTAGTGGAGGTTTGCTTTGCTTCCAAAGCGGTTCGCATTCTTTCAGTGGCGGAGATTTGTGCTTGTGAGCGTTGTTTCTTAGGTTTTGTAAGAGTGTCATCATTACTGGTGTCGTTTGGTTGGTCGGACATGGTATACATATAGGCAATATTATATTTTCCTTAATTAAACAAAATCTCCTAAACATTTGAGAATAAAATGTTGTGGTATATAAATGCCTATTATAGATATAAAAGAGGAAGTCAATAAAGATATTAAGACGACAAAACCCATTAAAGAGAGAATGGACAAATACATTAAGGATATTCCTGACGGGATAAGCAGACGCAACGGTATGATATATTTGCTAGTAGGGAGTGGAGGCAGTGGCAAGACAAGTCTGTTGTTAAATCAATTTAGGAAAGGCGGTTCTTATTACAGGAAATTCCATAACCTTTATTTGTTTACGCCGTCGATAAGTTATATGAGTGTTAAGAGTCACCCTTTTGAAAAGCATGATAAAGTTTATCACGAACTAACAAGAGACAATTTAGAACAGTTGTATAATGAACTCAAAGATAGAAAAGAGGAAGAGGAGGAAGACGATGATGATGATGAGATGGAATACAATTGCGTAATCATAGATGACTTTGCCTCATCATTGAAAGAGAAAGATATACAAAAGATGTTGAATTCCATGTTAATCAAAGCAAGACATTTGAATACTTGTTTCATTTTCACATTACAATCGTATATGTATTTTCCAAAGATGCTTAGAAAGCAGACAACATACGCAACCATTTTCAAACCGAAAAACCGTGAGGAATGGACAACGATAAATCAGGAATTGCTTCAGATGAAAGATGAGGACTCGAGAAAGGTTTATGATTATATTTTTGGACAGGAATATTCACACCTTGATATAGACACGATTGAGAACAAGTTGTATCGCAATTTCAATCCTCTAGTGATAACCAATTCCTCAGTCTAATTGAATTTGAAAGATATAATATTTAGATAATATAACATTAATGAACAGTGAATCAATCCAAATATATTTAAACAGTCGATATGCCACAGAAACAGTAGACGATAATCCAGCAAACTGTATTTATTTTTTACCCGTGATTGAGATACCCGATGGTCATCATATTTATTTGTCTTTACAAAATGCCAATATACCCTATTCCTTTTATAGTATAACTAGTGTTGATAATACCTTTAGATGGGGGTTAGTGGCGGGTCCTGAAAATACATATAATGTAGAAGCAGGCAACTATAATGTGACGCAGTTGATTGCCCTTTTGAAAACACAAATGGGGGCGAATTATAATATAGTGTATAATACTGTGACAGGTAAACTAACCTTTACACATACAACAACGAATTTCATAATTTATGCGGACTCAATCAATCATATACTGGGATTTAGCAAAACTGCGAATTCAACCTCCATTTCGTTAACACTAGTAGGACGAGATGTAGTGAATTTAAATCAAATTAGGGCATTAAATATTGAGTGTAATTTTCCGACATACAATGTGAATGTGGCACAGGCGTATAATCAGAACATTTTAGCAACAATTCCAGTTTATGTTGCCCCCTTTTCAATTATTAGTTTTCAAAATAATAATAACTTTAGGACAAATTTGTATGTGAATAAACTGGACCAAATTCAGATACGCATTATCGATAACAATGGGTTGCTGGTCAATCTAAATGGAATTAATTATCAAATGACTTTACAATTAGATTGTATTAAATTTACAGAATAGTTGAAAATAAAATATCAATATAGATTATAAATGATTGGTTACAGTAAACAATTAAACAATAAGAGCGGTATGATTGGCAGTAAAATGCCGCTTGGCATGATGCGAATTGGAGGCAAAATACCCCTGATAATTAGACCCACAGTTGCCAAAGTTGCTGAGGAGTTAACTAGAAAAATCTCAGGAGGTTTAGAAAGAAGGGTTTTAAAACGATAAGTTTCCCTTTAGAAATTATTTAGGGAAAAAGTCCAAAATAATAAATAGATTTATAATATTTTAAATCTATTTGTTTTTATTTTTATCTAACTATAGATTATAATATGATTCCTGCTAATCTCAAATTCCAGTCCAAAGTTGAGTCTGCTCCTGCCCGTCGTTATTTAACACAAATCCAACCTCAAGGTGGAACAGGTCTTTACAATCCAGGTGATACTATCACTATTAATATCCCCACCCGTGCTAACACTGCCATTATTCCCTCTGATTCCTATTTAAGAGGTAACTTTAACTTGATTTCCACCACTGCTCCCACCTCCTCTTGTTTAGAGTCTTGCGGTTTCCATCAAATTTTCCAGCGTCTCCGTGTGTTTCATGGGTCCAATTTGCTCGAGGATATTGATAACTATGGTCAATTAGCAAAGATTTTATACGATTTCCAAGCACCCGAAGATGCGGTTAAGGGACGCTTTGCCGTTACCAGCGGAACAAATGAGGAGTATTCAGGTGTTGGTGTTGCCGCCGCCGCTTTAGCAAATGTTCGTGCTGTTAACAGAGGTCGTGCCTTTACTGCTGCTCAGTTTCCGATTGCTGCTAGTCCAGGAACTAGTTACCCCTTTGCCATCAACTTGGTTTCTATGGTCGGTGCTTTAGCAGGTGAGAAATACTTGCCTCTTTGGGAAATGACTGCTGCTCCCTTGAGAGTTGAACTTACCCTCCAATCCTCCCTTATCAAAGCGATGATGGTTGAAGGTGGTGCTGGTTTGAATTTTACTGCCTCAGGTATAAATTATTGCGGAGAATTTTTGGAACTGCCCGATAGTGCTATTAGTGCTATAAAATCCGCGTCTTCGTCCCCGCTCCAAATGGTATTG